ACAACAACAAATGAAAGAAGAAAAGTCATTAGGATTTAAAATGGATGATTTACCACCTGTGCCAGGTACAGAAAGTGGTAATGTGACTGTTAATAAAGGTGGTGATACTAATTCTGCTCAAGTTTCTAATCAAAACAATAATTATTCAGGTAAATTAGATACAGGCATTGACACATATCACGATAGACATGCTTTTTCAGGTGCAACCTAATATTGACCTAGGTCTTTTTCGGTAATAATCTTAAATTTCATACCCTTATCTTCACAAAACTTTTCAGCGGCTGACCATTTTGCTTGATTTTTGATATACTCAAATGACTCACGCATATACGCTTTTGTTTTCTTTTTTGGTGGTTTAGGTTTACCAACTTGGCGAGAAGGTTTTATCTCAATCATATACTTGTCACCTTTTACTGTCTTTACAATAAAGTCTGGAAAGTATCTATGATATTTCTTATCTAGTGGACTAAAATATCTAACAGGCAATTCTTCACTTGCCCAATATAGAATATCCTCATTAAGGTCACAGTAACGCATAAACCGTCTCTCTAATAGTGAACGATACACTATCATTTTGGTATCACCTACATATTTCTTAGGATTGGTTGGTTTGTATAGACCTTTGTAACTCTTTCTCATATCACTTGTATTACCTATATAAATATTACTAACTAAGGATTATTTATACATGGCATTTAGTAAACTACGGAACTCACTATCTAATCTTGCAACACCATTTGTAGCAAACGCAATTAATAACTTTGCTACCAAACAAGGTGCAAAAGACTCTGGTAAAGTGGCTGCTCAATTAAGAAAGAAAGGACCTTTTGATATTGATGAAGCGCCATCTCAAAAGTTAATTGAAAACCCATTATCATTTAATCCTGTACAATATCCATTAGACCTTAACGATAATGGTCAAGGTCATTATATACTATTTGAATCAGGTTTCATAGGATATAGTCCACAAACAAGTGGTCTATTAGATAACAGCGGTAGACAAAAAAGAGGTAAAGCAACATCTAAATTAGGTGATAAATCAATCACAACTGCTGGTATAGCATTGTATATGCCTAACTCTATTAAGGCAAGTTATAGTCAAAATTATGATGGCGATACTGCTGGTATTGCAGGTGATATTGAAGCAATGGTAGGTTCTGTGCCTAGTGCAGGTTCATCAGCTGACCAGATTAAGGCATTTTTAGGTGGTTCAGCTGGTATTGCAATTAAAGAAGGTAAAAAATTAGTTGGTGAGTTAGTAAGTCTTGCTGGTGCAGGTGACCCTATCAGATTTATTCAAAAGAGAAGTGGGTCAGCATTAAATCCTAGAAACGAACAGTTTTATGATTCACCAGATTTTAGAAGTTTCTCATACACATTTGATTTCTGGCCTAGAAACGAAAAAGAAGCAAAGGCAGTATCAGATATCATAACTATATTTAAATATAATTCATCACCAGGTTTAAAAGGTGACGCAGGTGCTTTATTTGAAATACCAAACTATTTTAGAATTAGTTATATGCATAGAGGCGAAGTAAACACAAACTTAAATTTAATATCAGCATGTTATTGTAATAGTGTTGAAGTTGATTATGCACCTGACGGTCAACCATCTTTCTTTGAAGACGGTCAACCTGTACACACAAAATTAACAGTTGGATTTGTAGAAGACAGAATCTTAACTAAAAATGATATTATACAAGGAGCATAATGCCGTACTTTAACGAATTTCCTATTGTAAAATACAATCTATCAGGTGTCAATGGTAATACAATTGATGTTACAGATATCTGGCGTAAAGTAAAAGTTAGAAGTAAGATAGCAAACAATGTTGCTTTGTTTGATAACTTTGATGTGCCTGAAGGTGATTCACCTGAAACAGTTGCGTATAAAGTTTATGGTGACGCAGAGTATTTTTGGGTTGTTTGTTTAATGAATAATATTGTTAATAGATATTACGACTGGCCGTTAGATGAGTATAGTTTTCAACAATATGTAAAAGACAAGTACGATAATCCACAAGGCATACATCACTATGAATTATTACAATCAAGTGGTAAACAAGAAGGCGATGGTCCTGCCGATTACAGTCATAAGATTGAATGTAATGAAACAGATTTAGGCGCACAATCAGTTTCAAATGTTGAATATGAAAGAAGAATACAAGATAAGAAGAGGCAAATTAAATTGTTACAACCAAACTACCTTAATAATTTTATAGATGAGTTTAGAAGACTCATAGTACAGTAATGATATGGCACAAACCGATAGAGATGTATTTGATAAAGCTGGTCAGTATAACCTTGACGAATTAGCAATAATTTCGTACAGATTTGCTGAAGATTCATTACCAAGAAGAATAGATATCAAAGGTATATTATACAACTTTGAAATCGCCGAAGATATATTAACCAAAAATGTAGTAGGTTCTATTATTGTCTATGATATGCAAGATATCAGGTCAATACTACCAATGGTTGGTCTTGAAAGACTATCACTTAAATTTAATTCACCAGGCACAAGAGGTTTTAATTATTCCGAAGATACAGGTGTTCCGTTACAAATCTATAAGATTGACAAAGTAAGAAAAGACCCTAGTAATGAAAGAGCACAACTGTACCAAATATTCTTTTGTTCGCCTGAAATGTTTAGAAACAGTACAACAAAGATATCAAAAGCATACGCAGGTCCTATCGAAGACGCAATTAAAGATATATTAAGAAAATATTTAAAGTCAGATAAACCATTCTTTTTTGAACCGACTGCCACCAACGCCAAGTATGTTATACCAAATTTAAAACCATATGACGCAATTAACTTTCTATGCAATCAAGCAAAAAGTAAGAAGTTTAGAGTAAACGCAGGATATAAGTTTTATGAGACAAGTGAGGGATTTCATTTTAGAAGTTTAGACTCAATGATGGGGCTGGACGGTCAATTTAAAGAAGTGCCACCTAAATGGAAGTTTGAACCACAAATTACATCTATTACTGAAAATGGTAAACAACCAGAAATAAAAGATGTCGAAAGAAGATTATCAACAGTAATTAAGTATGAGTTTGATAAACCAGTTGACACATTAGAAAATATTAATACGGGTATGTACGCCAATAAAGTAACGACACATGACGCATTTAATAAAACAATTAAGACGACAACATATGATTATATAAATCAAGGTCGCCAACAAGTGCATACAGAGATGTCAGGTAGTAAATTTGATGATACAGGTTTATTATATCCTGAAGACGGAAAAGGTAAAGGTGTTAAGTTTGCAGACACAGATAAATCGTTAAGTGAACTACCTGAGGCAAAGACCATGGTTGTTACAGAAACAAGTAAAGTGCATAATGACTATGAATTTGTACCTAGTAGTGAGTTATTACCGTTAATTACACACCAGAAACAAGTTATGCGTAATATGAATTTGTCATTGTTAGTATATGGTAATACATTATTAAATGCAGGTGATATTATTACATTTAAATCGCCAGTACAACGACCAGGTGATATAGAAAACAACCCATATACAAGTGGTAGATATATCATAATGGCGATTAAACATATAGTTAATGTAGAGGCACAAAGACATGAAATGGTCATCAAATGCTTTAAAGATAGTGTTAGGAACGCATATCCGAAAGAAGGAGACGCATTATCCAGTATAGGTAGTACAAAAGATAATAAAGATGAAGAGATATATACTATACAGAGAGAAATTTAGAGAATCCAGAGAGTCCGGCGCTGAAATGGTAGCTGGCTAGAAATGAGAATATGAGAAAAGAAACAACCAAAGAAAGAATTGTAAGAACAACTACAACGGGGTATATTGAGGCGGATATGTTAGGACATGTATTGAGTATATCTGAGGAGATGAGTGCCAAACAGCAGTCATCTCAGCGACCACATAGGAAGAATATGAAAGAAAGACAATATAAGAGTGGTCTTAGAGCGGCCTTAGATAGATACGGAGAGAGGTATCAGACGGCGCCTTCGGCGTGCTGGCGCAGACTTAAAACATTGATTTCATTTAGTAATAAGTATGGACGCAAGTTAGCCAGCTTAATGCGTAGAAATAAATTAAATGGCAAATAAATGCGTATGGTTAGCGTATTAAAAGCAGACAAATATCGGTAAAAAATAAAATGTACGACAAAGATTATCTAGGAAAAAACAACTTTATTTGGTTCAACGGCGTAGTTGAAGACAGGCAAGACCCACAGAAACTTGGTCGTCTCAGAGTGCGTTGTGTGGGTATTCATACAAATAATAAAGATGACTTGCCTACAAGTGACTTACCATGGTCGCAACTGATTCATCCTATTACTTCTAGTGGTATATCAGGTTTAGGTGCAAGTCCTGGTTTTATTGTTGAAGGCACATGGGTGTTTGGTTACTTTAGAGATGGTTATTCAATGCAAGAGCCTATGGTCATTGGTACTTTACCTGGCAAGCCGGTTGAATTGGCAGATGTAAATAAAGGTTTCTATGACCCTAACGGTGTTTACCCTAAGTATAAAAATGAGGTGGATACTAATAGACTGGCAACCAATGATACGGCAAACCCTCATTTAGGTTTAGAATTACGAAAATTAACAAGGAAGACAGAGGTTGCCACAGCGGATTTTGATGAGGTACCAGTACAAGAGCATATCAGTACATCTATAAGTGCAAGTGATTCAGACACATGGTCGCAGCCTGCTATACCTTACGCCGCCGTTTATCCATATAATCATGTATTTGAAAGCGAATCAGGTCACATTATAGAGATAGACGATACCAATGGCAACGAGAGATTATTTACATCACATA